ATATATCACCAACATCATCGGAGACGTCAAGATCGGCGGTCTCAATATGTTTAAACGGCTCAAAGAGCAGAAGCTGATCAACGAGAACGAAGTCCAATACACCGACAAAGGTAACCCACGGTACGGTCGGGAGTTCATCCCGCGAATTGTCAAGGATAAGAAACTGGTAGACTGTTTAGTCAAGAGATCTAAAATGACCAAGATGATAGGCACGTATCTACGTCCCTGGGCTAATTCATACGCGGAGTATGGTAGGTTCTATCCTTACTTCAACACCACGCGAAACGATGATGGCATGGGCACTCGCACTGGACGATTTAGCTCTAATCTGCAACAGGTGCCCAAGGAGCCGGATTCGGACTTGATGAATCTTAGGACACTTATCGTACCAGACCCAGGTAATGTACTGATCGTGAGAGACTTTTCCTCACAGGAGGTCAGAGTTGGCGCGCACTATGCCGAAGGATCTATCATGGATGCATACAACGAGGATCCGGACCTTGATGTGCATACGTTCGTGCAGAACATGATAACAGAAACCACCGGGACAGATCTTGGCCGACGGGTTAGTAAGACTATTAGTTTCCTCAAGATGTACGGCGGAGGTGCCCGAGCAGCAGCGGTACAGCTTGGCATAGACGAGGATACAGCAAGGGAGTTTTTCAAGGCCTATGACCAAGCACTGCCAGAATTTAAGGAACTGTCTAAGGAGTTAGAACAACAAGTCAAAGCTGGTGTAAAAATACGTACCTGGGGCGGCCGTCTATATGACGTTGAGCCAGGTAAATACATCAGGGGCGAGTTCAGGGAGTTCTATTACAAGTTAGTCAATGTATTGATACAAGGCAGCTCTGCTGACATGACCAAAGAAGCTATGGTTCGGTATCATAACCACCCTGACCGCAAAGGACGTCTTGTCATCCAGGTGCACGATGAACTGGTCGTATCAATCGCCGATAAACATAAGGAGCAAGAGATGATGCTTCTTAAATGGTGCATGAATGAGATCCCAGGATGGGATGTTCCTATCAGGTCCTCGGGTGAATGGGGCCTAAACTATGGAGAGTTAAATGAACTACGAGTATAAGCCGACATCTTGGAGCTTCTCTGCTCTGCACACGTATGAAGAGTGCCCATTGAACTACGTTCTAGGCCGCTTAAGCACCAAGGAGAGAAGCACGTCATGGGCTCTTGAGGAAGGGCTACGTATCCACGGTCTGATGGAGCATTACCTATTGGGTAATATTACAGGTATCCCGGCGGATCTTCATATGTTCGAGAAGGAGCTGAAAACCCTCAAGAAAAAAGGCGCCGAGACCGAGGAAGAAATAGTGCTGGACAAGAAGTGGAAGCCGCTCAAGGTCAAGGACCCGTGGCGGTCGAAACAGGCGTGGATCAGAGCCAAGCTAGATGCTAAACTTGACAACTTGGTCATTGACCTTAAGACAGGCCGAGAGTACGAGTACTACGCGGAGCAAGGTAACTTGTATGCAACGCTGATCATGGAGACAACCGACTACGAGGACGTAACCGTTGAGTTCTGGTACACAAAGACGGGCAACATAGTCACGCACGGGTACAGCCGCAATACTCAAGAAGAACGAGTGGCCAAGTGGAAGCGTAGAGCGGATAAACTCATGAAGGAAAAACACTGGCTGCCTAAGACGTGCCTCAGCTGCCGTTGGTGTGACCATCACGAAGCATGTGAACTGCAAGATGTCTGAGCTGGAACGAGTAGTAGAACGGTATTTCGCGGCTAGAGTGCTAGCCATACGCGGCATGACGTATAAATGGTCAAGCCCATCACATCGCGGTGTCCCTGACCGCATTGCCATTTTCCCAGGCGGCGTGGTGTGGTTCATAGAAATAAAGCAGGAAAGTGGCAGGATGTCAAAGCTTCAAGAACATACATGTAATAAGATCAACGATCTTGGCGCAAATGTGACATGTCTGCACGGCAAAGCAGAAGTGGATGAGTTCATTGATAAAATTCAAGCCGCATAAATATCAGGTCGAAGCCATTACGTGGCTCCTGAAGAAACCATCAGCTGGGCTATTCTTTCCCCCAGGGCTTGGTAAGACAGCAATCGCTCTCAATGCGTTTAAGATCTTACGTGACAAGGGCATAGTCAATAAAGTTCTAGTCATAGCACCCATCAGGGTATGTCATATTGTCTGGCCCGAGGAGATTAAGAAGTGGGTTGACTTCTATGACCTGACTTCTACAGTGCTCCATGGGAAGGACAAAGAGAGAAGGTTGTCAGAGGACGTTGATGTGTATCTACTCAACCCCGATGGCATGAAGTGGTTCTCTCGCCACGTTACAAAGCTACTTTCTGCTGGAGATTGGATGCTTATAGTAGATGAGTCATCCAACTTCAAGAATAGCAGATCTAAGCGTTTCAAGACTCTAAAGAAGTGGTTGAGTAAGTTTAAACGACGGGTGATCATGACAGGCACCCCAGCGCCCAATGGGTTGGAGAACTTGTGGGGTCAGATCTTCATCTTAGACGGCGGCAAGCGGCTAGGACCCTACATCACCGCGTTCAGGAACAAATACTTTTTCCCATCGGGGTACATGGGGTACGAGCATACGTTACAACCGGGAGCCGACCAGGAGATCTACAAGAAGATCGACGACATTGTGGTTCACAAGAGCCGCGACGAGATTGACATGCCGGATCTCCTGGTCAACCGCATACCAATAGAGCTACCACCTGCTGGAATGAAGATCTACAGAGAAATGAAGAACGAGTTCCTGGCCATAGCCGATGAAAAGCTCCTGACCGCGGTCAATTCTGCCGTGATGTCGGGCAAGCTAAAACAGATCTCGAACGGGGCAAGCTACGACGAGGGCAAGGAGATTGCCTACGTCCACGATGCCAAGATAGAAGCATTGCAGGAGTTGACAGAAAGCCTTCAGGGATGTCCTTTGTTGGTGTTCTATGAGTTTAGGCATGATTTGTCAAGGCTCATGTCAGTCTACCCAGAAGCGCCTTATTTGGGCGGTGGCATCACACCACGGGATGCAGCCATGACAATCACAGAGTGGAATAAAGGAAATGTTCCTATTCTGTTCCTGCATCCTCAGTCAGCAGCCCACGGGCTTAACTTGCAAGCCGGGGGCTGCCAAGATGTCTGCTGGTTCAGCATCACGTGGGATCAAGAATTGCACGAGCAGGCCACCAGCCGCGTCTGGCGGCAAGGCGTCGATGGGGCGGTGACAGTGCACTACCTCATCGGCAGAAATACAATCGACGAACACATCATGCAGATCCTAGATGGAAAAGCAAATTTACAAAATGCACTTTTATTAGCATTGGAGAAATGATATGACTAAACCGGTATACCTCGCCGGACCGTGGTTTAATGACCGGCAAATGGAGATCTTAGAAGCAACTAAAGCAGCCATTGATCAAATTCCCATCAAGTACTACAGCCCCAAGGATGAAATGCTCTTCACTCTCGATGGACCAAGTAATCCAATGGACGTTCTTATGGCTAACATAAACGCTATCAAGGACTCGTTCATTATGGTTTGTATCACCGACGGCAAAGACACCGGCACTATGTTCGAGGCTGGTTACGCCTTCAGGCACGGCATCCCCATATTTTACCTATGGGTTGACCACGACCCTGGTGATAAATTTAACCTCATGCTCGGAGCCTCTGGCACCGTGTGTATGTCGTACAGTGAACTGCAAACCCAGATCGAGGAATTCGTCATCTCGGGCACCTATATTAGAGAAATAAGAGAGGACATTACATATGAGTAATTTCTTCGACAAAGCGTACTCGTTGGAATACACGAAACGGTACAGTATGTCACCGGTCATTAATCAAGAGAGTGTGGCATCACACAGCTACTTCGTAGCCTTAGCTGTTATGCTCTTAGCCGACGTCTACGAGTTTAATCTCAGCTTGGCTATTAAAATTGCGATCGTTCATGATCTTCCAGAGATGGAAATCTCAGATGTCAACCATCTGGTCAAGAAGAAGTACCCCAAGATGGCAGCTGCGATTAAGGAGGTTGAGACCGAAGTGATCTCGACGTTCCCGGTGCATATTCAGAATTGCTGCAACGCGTACGACAAGGACTTGACCGAGTCTAAGATCGTTCATCTGGCCGACGCTATGCAATGCTCCCAGTACGCACGATCAGAGATATCGCTCGGCAACGAGGGGTATATGGACCAAGTACTTCAAAACAGTGAGCACAGAGTTAGAATGCTGGAGGAGGAATTAAGTGGCTATAAAAAAGACTCTTGACAAACGGGCGCAAACTTACGGCGACTTTGGCCGTGGGTCTATGCTCAATGTCGGCATCATGATGTCCATAAGAGGCAGATACAGAGATACGCACGAAGACATCGACATGCCCGACTTATTAGAATATTATATTTCAACAATCGTGAATAAACTCTCACGCATTGCAGTTACGCCCGACCATATCGATAGTTGGCATGACATTGCCGGCTACGCAACACTCGTAGAAAAGGAATTAAGAAATGCCCAAAGTAAACAGAAGTGATTTGTTCGTTCAGGATATGCATTCTGAGCGTAAGTACCACCAGCCGTTTGACAAGGTTGAGATCGTTAACCAACTGGATGCAATTGATATAACCATTACTGACGCGCCTGAGCCCGAGCAATTCAGGAAAATCTTCGCGGTCTTCTTACTGAACACCTGCCGGGATTTTATCATCACAGATCACAAATCATTTACGCAGTCGGAAATAGACCGCTGCATTGATGAGTGCTTCAGAGGTGAACTGCTACCTACGCCGCAGGAAGCGATCAACATCTCGTGGACGGTCAGTGGCCTGGACATGATAGATACTACTCACTTGATCCGTCATAGAGCGTTTAGTTTCTCTGCTCAGTTGCATGGAGATAGAGACGTGCGTAGGGATCGCGTAGTTGCAAAGCCGGGTATATTATCTAACCCAGCTCTTCGCGACCGTTACGAGACGCTATGTAACGATGCTATGCAGCTGTATATTGATAGTCTGGACAGCGGAGAGCTAAACCTGTTCGATGCAAGAACGGTCTTACCCCGCTGCTTCGAACATTTCTACATGGTCAGAAGTCCGCTGAAGGATCTCATAGCGTACTGCAAAGCAAGGGCGGATGAGCAGCTCCAGCCTATATCCGATAACGTGGTTGCGTTGAAGCTCTGGTTGGAAGTTCTTAAGATATACCCATGGCTAAAACCGTACGTTGACTTCAGGCGCCCAGACGCGTACTACACCACCATGAGCAAGAAGGGTAAAACCAGTCTGTATCCGCCCAATGCCAAGAATGACCACTTTGACTGGCACGAGGATATGTTTTTACACCCCATTCACCGGGATGAGTTCCCAGGCGGTGAAAAATATCTGGAGATCAGGACAGACATTATGAAGAAAATAGACGCCATTGATCCGGTGCATCATCATGGATAGAATTATGCGAGCTCAGGAGTTGATGCAGGTAAAGTATTCTGTCTCAACAGGCATGATAGATCCTACGATGTCAGAGTACAAATTAACCGGGGAGGTCTTGGATTACATCCGGGACACCCGGGACTTCATGATCGAAGAGGTCAACGAACTCATGATCGAGATCGGCGGCGGCAGGGATGCGCTTAAACCGTGGACTACCGCGTACGACCATCTTAGGGCAACTGACTTTGAGGCTACAGACCATATTAAGTCAGAGGCTATTGACATGTTATGCTTCGCCCTTAACATCTGTCTGGCAGCCGGCGTTACGCCAGAGAACATTGATGAAGAGTACGACAAGGTCCACAGCAAAAACGAGAGGAGACAGACTAATGGTTACTAAACTTAAGAAGTATCGCGGTACTATCACACCACGGCAGTTTGACGCGCTGGTTAAGGCCTGCCCCAAAATGACCGATAAAATCTGCAATGAGATGCAGGATTACTTTGTTGCAGGTGTTAGACCATCTCACGTTGAAGGACGATCTAAGCAAGCTGTCCTGTCACGGGTGAAGTATTACGCCGATAAGGGCGTCGATCTCTGTATTTTTAACCAGTTAGAACTATTTGACTAGGATTTACTTTTTATTAACTCTGAAGTAATATTTTAGGGGGGAAAGGAGATCTATCATGCCAGGTAAACAACTTACAGTAGCGTGGTTCATATATTATAACCAACGTTATTTTTGGCCGTCAATCATCGATATCGCAAAGAGAGTTTTGCGTCAGAGAAAGTTGATATGATGGAGCTAATCATCACAGTGATTCGCATTTTACTGGGGGTGCTATAAATGACTTGGGTTAATTGGGTGATTTGCATTATGATCCTATTGTTCTTTGTGGTTGTCACTGCTGTGGTGACAATATGTATTTGTCAGTGGTTGATGAAGGATATGAATGAATGACTTTTACAACACTGATTATCGTTGTCGGTATTGGTTTGGGGGCGGTCAAAGTAACGATCAACTTCGAGGACGCTTCTGAATGCTTTGCTGCAATAGATAATTTACACGCTGAGTTTTTTCGTAAGATTGATCGGGGATTGACAATGCAGTCTGTTAAGACTTCATGCAAAACAAAAGGTACTCCTCCCACCGCCGGTTGACTAGGCCACGTAAGATGCGACCAGCCGCCCGGCGCCATTTCCAAAACTCATTTGAAGCACCAATATAATCTAAACGATTCAATTTCATGCGGAGTGTGCTTGCTTGAAAATTGCCAGCACCAACATTAAAACAAAAAGAAACCAGAGAACTAAATTGATTTGCATTTAGTGGGGCTGTAACCAATCTTGCAACTGCGTTCTCAGATGTGCGCAATCCGCGAACCAAGTACGCAGTGGCTTCTTCATCGGTAATATCTCCGTGATCCATAGTAATAGGATTGCCATTAAGATCATAGCAAGAACCAAACCCGATAGTAGGTATCCCAGCAGGACAGCGATAGACTGTATTGCTACATCCTTCGTAGTGCTTAATAATTGCCAAACCTTCTTCATTGATCTTCATTCCTCATTTCCTGAACTGCCGTCCACCAAACCAGAACGCGAGAATAGCAGACCACATAGCTATGACTTCATCGTTCCACACATTTAATAACGCATCCCCTGGATCAATACCCTTGTCCAACAACAGCATATAAGTTGTTATTTCGACAGCTATAAATAGAGCCATAAATAGATAGGTGATAACGGGACGCACACTGGCACGGAGAGCGTTGATAAAACCCCCACCGTCAAGAGAGGCATCGTGTTCATGTATAGTCTCAACTTCTCTAATGTTAGCATCTATCGCAGTCCTATCCAGTTGGATTTCTGCTGCCTTAGTCATCACCGCTAATTCGTGCTTCTTATCAGCACGATCCTGGAAGAAATTCATAACTTTGGGGAGAAAGCTAGTCCCAAAACCTAAAAGTGTTCCAAGCAAACTGAGCATACTACTTCTCCTTTGTGTCCAGTTGGATCAACGTCTTTTCAACGTCATCAATCGTAGCACCGAGAGCCGCGTCATAAGCCGTTAAAATCGCATACATTTTACCGTTTTGTGATGTGTGAACTACCGATTTGACATTGTCCTCAATCGCCCTAACCAGAATATCCACTACCCGCTTATGCCACTTGTTGAAGTTGGAAATGAACGCGCTTGATATCCCCGCTCGTCTTGCATCTGCAAGATAATCTGTAACCGTTTCAGTTAGGTTGTGGGATAACAAGGTATGCATTTCAGAGTCCGACAATTCATTGAAGTCTGTGGCCTTAACCAGTTTTTTTAGACTGTCTTGGAAAGCAGCAAACTTAATCGTTAAGAATTTCTTAGCCGTTACTGTTACATCCAGTTGCGGAATAACCAATTGCAGCCAAGTGTCTGCATGAGTAAAAAGCGAATGATTCAATAGCACAGTTTTGTTGATTTCGCCTGCTGCTAATTCTTGTCGTTCAAGATGGTCTTGCACCAGCATGACGCCCATTGGGCTGAAACCTGTAATAGCCGCCACTACAATCATGGCCATATTTTTTGTCAAAGTCATTACTTACAACCTCCCGTGATGATGAACCATCAAATCTCTTGGCCTTTCGATTTTGGTGAAATATTTTCCCAAGCTCGGCCAATATTTGTGATGCACGCTTGACCAGCACTATCCT